ATTAGTATGACAGTATCTATCTGCTGCGAAGGGAATTCTAAGAGAGATGGATGAATCATACGCAAAACTTGCTTTGACATTCATCGTCTGAGTAAATTGCGTTAGAGAGGTAAAGTTTATGGAGTATCTTAGAGTTTCTATAGAACCTATAGTGCCTCCAGAAGGAGTCCAACATAACATCACGCTTCCTGTTTGGAATCGTGTCGCATTTAACTTCAAAGTTAAAACGGTGGTATAGCGCAAGGCATACGTTCCTTCCAACTTCTTTTTATAAATAGGATCTTGTAATGCTGTATGTAAAAACTCTCTTTGGAATAATCCTACCGGAGTAGAAGAGAGAAATTGTCCATCAGCTACAATTTTGGGTCGTGCTAAGAAACTACGAATAGTTTTCTCTGAATTTTCATTGAAAGGTTTGAAAGACCTGGGAACACGCGGAGCTGCCGGCATGACAGTCATGGATTCTTTGGAATCCTCAAAAGTAGTAGTCTCTTCGACTACATTAATCTCATCCTGTTTAGAGATACCAGATTGTGGCACTACAGGGTATAAGTTATAATAATTTAATAAATTAGTCTTGTTTCGCGGGTGCAGGATGCTGTCCAAGAGAAAACAGTCATCTAGATCATTTGATTTCGTAATATTTAGTTGATTCATAATTTGGTTAATTTTAAAAGATGTCTTTCCATCAGCCATGAGCCTCTTTAAAGATGTAGGTTCAAGTTATCTGGGTGTAAATAAGGTATATAATAAACTACAAATAGTAGTCCAAGTGAGCAACCCTAGCTCTCAAATTTCTATAGTTAGTCATTCTTGGAGTATAGTCCAAGTATTCCTGACTAATTCTAACAATATATTCACAGTGTTGTTTAAAAACTTCTTCTTCATGCAAAGATAATTCACGTAGAGCTCCGTCCACGTTACTCTGAGTAATATCCTTAGCTAACAATCCTTTCTTAGTCCAACGAATTGAATTTAATACACTTTCTAATGAAAGAGGTGCTATATACAACATAGTTTCTGAGTTTAAGGTAAATCTACGCTTGAGAAACGAAATGTCCTTAAGATATCTTAAAGGCGTTTCGAATTCTCCTTTAATATCACTAGTATATTTCAAATCCAACTCTTTCATATATTGCTGAATAATTTCTTCATTAAAAATATGTTGAACTTCTTCAGATACAGCACTAGTATTGTCATCTCCGTATACTATAGAATATACGTATGTCATAAATTCTCCCAAGCTAGATACATTATTTCCATTTGCCCTGTACCAGCAATAGCGCAAGGCGAATAGATTATATATAGAATTTACATACACTGTGAGAGGATGACCGGAAGGTAAAGAATTTTGCCATTCATACACAGTTTTGCCGCGTATGTGTTTAGATTGAGTTAATTCGAGCATTAACATCTCTCTAATTTTCTGGTTCTCTTCTGAGTCGGCATACCATTCATTAATGAATTTAACCATAGCCCAATACACTTCTCTTTTTCCTGAAGTGTCAAATCCAGAGAAATCTCCTGCAGAGAAAGACTTAGTATTAACAGGCGCGACTCGCAAGAAATTTATAACTATATGGTGCCAATCAGTACTATACGGATTGACTCCAACTCCTATACTATTCTTGACTTTATTTTCTATCAACCAGTTGAGAAAAGCTCCAAAATATATTCTTACCAAGATGAGATGTTTTAAATCTACACCTGAAAAGAGGCGAGTAGACAAGGATTTAATCTTCTCTACAGGCCTAGTTTCATCCTTGAGGTTATCAGTGAAAATAAACTCACATCTGATACCATTGGACATAGAATTTATATCCTCAAGAATCTCTGATTTTAGAATTTCCCCATGTTCTGTAATACAAAAATCTTCTCCTACTCCAAACCACTTAGCTTTTGAAGTTGGATATCCTTTGGCCTCAAGCACATAAGGATAACCAGGACTAGTATGTCTACTAATAGGAGCAATATTAGAACCTTGAATACCAAACACAGCATCTTCAAAAGATAATATGTTCTTAAACGTGGGGACGTCAGAGGCGTGATTTAGATCATCGAATACCGAAGCCATAATAGAATCTATCAAATCTTCTGATATATCTATAGGAATAGAATCGTATTTAAAGATTGCTTTATTGAATGCTTCTCTACTCAATACCGCAGGGTACTGTGGACGACAATCTATATAAGGATACAAAATACTCCTGCGTATAGAAGTATTACTGCCTATATATATGCCTTTCTCCTTAACACCTAGAAAAGTCATGCTCGGTGGTAAGGGAAAGTCTGGCGATCCAT